CGTTGCGGAAACATTGCTTTCGGTGTACTTATCGTACGCGTCTTGTGAAAAACTACTAACTATCACAACCCCCCCCCTTGATTTGCTTCCGGGGAAGTACCGCCTGTACTAAGTGTTCTACTCACATCAGTTTCATACACGTTGGCTCTTGCGTTTTTAGTTCCCTCAGATGTGAATCTCACATCGTAGGTGGCTACAAGTGGTTGATTATTTCCACCTGTACCCAACGCTGCTGTGAGGGTTGAGCAAGCGTTTTTCAGTTCGTTATAACGTGTATCCCTTCCGTGATTCTCAAACAGTGTCATTCGATATTCGCTTGATAAGCCAGTGCTTCTTCTAGAACTTTCGGTAAGGTCTTTCCACTTTTGCACGCTCTTTGAAGAATTCCCTCGCAAGCCTTCTTGCTCAAAAAGTATTTTTCCGGCACGTTGACCATCAAAATCTGCGACAAGGTAGATTCTCTTTCTTCTTTGGGGTACTCCCCAATACTGAGCGTCAAATGTTCTCCACGCAAGAGAGAGAGAGTCTGCCACGATACAGCCTGATCCGTTCCACTTCTCCGGTCCAGGTACTGTAAAGGTTTCGTCTTTGGCTTGCATAATTGTTTCGAGGACGACTCGGAAGTCTTCTCCTTTGTTACTGGAAAAGGCTCCTGTGACATTCTCCCACACAATGTATCTCGGTTTTTCTCCATTTGTCGCTATCCTCATTTCTTTCACTATTCTCATTGCTTCGTGGAACAATCCACTTCGATTTCCTTGTAATCCTTCTCGCTTTCCGGCGATTGACAGGTCTTGACAAGGGCTCCCGAAGGTGATAATGTCCACGGGTTCAATTTTTGCTCCGTCAATCTCGGAAACATTTCCGAGGTGTTTCATGAACGGAATTCTTGTTTTGGTTACTTTGATAGGATACGGTTCAACCTCAGCCGCCCACACAGGTGTGATACCGCAAAGTATCGCACCCAGTGGGAAACCACCCGATCCATCAAACAGGCTGCCTAATGTCATCAGTACCTCCTATATTCCGTATACATGACTTGCTATCATGTCTGCATGATGTGTCCACAGTACGTTCGGGTACGTGTGTACAGCTCTTGTATAATCGCTCCACTCTTCTTTTGGGGTGAATGCTCCCATGTGGTAACGAATACACATGATTTCCTCTTCCGTCAGCGTGTAAAACTGTGACAAGAGCATTACCGACTTTTCGCCGTGTCCTTTCAACAGACAATCATCATTGTGTTCCCAACAACGCCCTGTTCCGTTCGAAATGTAATAATCCGTCTTACACAGGTCGTGGAACATTCCGACAATGAACGGACTTTCTCTTCTATCCCACATGAGATTGTTAAAATCGCTGAGTTCCACCAGTGTTTTAGCAACCTCGAAGGAATGGTCAAACAGACCGCCTTCGTAATTTCCGTGAAATCTAGTGCTTGCCGGTGCGGTAAAGAAGTTCATCTTGTCCAGTCTATTAATATCATAGCTTGATACACTGGCTCCCATGAAATCTACCATGTCTGCGATTCTTTTTTCTTTACTCGGTTTTAATGATGGTGTTTTCATTGTTGTTATCCTCCTTTTCATTCTCTGCGATTTCGTAAGCACAGGCCGCATAACCGGCTAAGTCAACGTAGCTGTCTCCTGTGCCACCCCCAGTTTTGATTCTTGCGATTTTCAAAAGTGCCATCATGATTGGCACATCCTTTGGTGATATTACAATGTTTTCTCTTCCGAGATATTCAGACCACATTCTAGCGATTGTTCCGAAATTATCTTCCGGTGTGCCGTAGTCCTGTTCTCTCATGCCGTTCACGCAATCGTTCGCAGCTCTCAGACATGCTTCTCTGTGATTCATTTGTTTCCTCCTAAGAATAAAATCTCTTTAACGATATTCCAGTCATGTTTGGCGAGATACCCATTTTCTAAAACATCAATGTCCACAGCACCACCGTTGGTTTTTACAACCACAGCCTGTTTCTCCATGTTTTCGATGGATTCCGGACAAAAGGTTTCATCCACAATCAGCCATTTGGTCTGTCTGTACCCAAAGCACGGGTGCATATTTCGCTTTTTGGCTCTCTCTTCCACCGCTGTGTCACCACAAGGTGTGCTTCTCGGGTGGATTCTCTTTTCACATGTTTCCTTTTCCCAGCCGTACCATTTACCGAACTGGACATTCTTTTCACTGTTCATGGTTATCTTCTCCTGTGATAAGCTCCGACAACGGTAGTAGTTTGATTGTTTCGCAGAATTCTCTCCATTCATCCAGCTTGTGGTGTTGTCTTGATTTGTACATGTTGGCTAAGACCTCATAATTCAGCATTACATTTCGAGTCTGATTGTAGGAACTCGGGAGCAACTGGATCATCTGCCACCAGTAATCTTTCGAAACATCTTCCATGAAACGCTCCCTAGCGTAATTCAAAACTGTGATGGTACAGTTCAAAAATGTCTCTGACGTATGGTCTAAGTGCTCGTGGCTAAAATCATCAAGTTCGAACTCCTTCTCGTGAATCTTGTGCATAGTAGAGCAGCTGTTACAGCTCGTTCCAACCTTATATGTGTCGAACTCTTTCCACCAGTACAGCGGTGCTGTAATTCTCATGTACACATTCATCATCCGCATGTACTTTCGGTGATCGGTTCCAGCTACACAAAGTGTTTTCATTAGCTTCAAATCATTCTCCCCAACGGTCAAACCTTTGGTATCAGATTTGTTCCAGCTATTCATTGGGTTTCGCATACCCTGTATAACGAAACCGAGCTCTTCTGCATTCGATGTAATTACATCCTCAATGTTAATCATCTTTTATACCTCAAATACTGTCTTTTAACTTCAACCCCTTGTAGTGTTCGTATCCATCGACACGCACCTTACAACTACACCAGTTAGAATGCCTTTGTAACTCCGAGTTGAACTTCTGTGATGTTAGAACAGGGTATCCCTCTGCTTTTGCCCACCGCTTGAAATTCTTGTTCAGTTCCGAACACTTTGCAGAATAATTTTCACCTTGCTCACATCGTTCTTCCAAGAATTGAAGTACCACATCGTTATCTCGTTCATACTGCTTGATAGGTTGCTCCAAGGTCTTAGAAATCGACAATCCGTGTGTTTTATACTTCTTATACCCTCGAACAAGCCACATGAATATCCCACTCATGTTTTCCTTTTTGGTAAACTCGCTCTTAAGGTGTACATCTTGTTCGTCATGGCTAAAGTGCCTGTTGAACTCTATAATTTTGATTCTGTCGGAAGCAAACAGCGATTTGTCTGTTACTCTCGGTAAGTCATTACAGCTAAGCCACAGTGTAAATTGGGGTGTGAATGTGATGGCTGATTCATACAATGCTCTTGCAGACAATTCTTCACCGCCTGTAAATTGCTTTATCTTCTCTTCATCCAGTTTCCCAAACTCATTGCTTTCACTCATGGTTACAAAGCGTTTTCCTTTGAGTCCTACTAATGTTGGAGAGGCCGCTTCCGCTGACACGCTTCTTCCGCTGCTGCAAATCATTCCCACAGGTGCGACTTTGGCATAATCACCGAGCATGATTTCAATGGTGTTCAGAAGTGTGGATTTACCGTTCCGGGTCGTTTTACCGTGCAATATAAACATACACTCTTCGTTACTCATACCGAGTAAGCTATAACCAAGTGCCCTTTGTAGAAAATCTGCTTTTTCTTTATCACCCTCTGTTACCTCATCGATGAATCTTTCCCATCGGAGGCACTTTGCTTTTTTATCTATGGTGTGCCTAAAAGCAGTCTGCATGGTTATGAAATCTCGCCAGTCGTGTTCCCGAAAGGTGAAGTCTCGCAAATCGTAAGTGCCGTTCAAGCAGTTTATGAGATAAGGGTTACTGTCGAAGGTGTCAGCACTTATGGGTAACTCTCCTGTAGCGTCTTTTAGGATTCTGTCTCTCATTCTTCTGTCGCACATCTTGTTAACGAAGGTGGTATAGGCTTTCCGCTTATCATCGTCTACAATCTCGCCACAGTATAGAATCATCAATCTGACGAAATCTTTCAGCTTTTCGGATACTAGAATGGATCCTGTATCTTTTACCCATACACCTTCGCTGTAGGTGTACCAGCACTTCCGCTCAACGCAATATCGAGCCTCTTGGTTATACAGAATACCGAATAATGCTGCCATGCCCATTTCAGACCACTCGAAACCCGAGGACTCCGAGTCTGCTCTTTCGGGGTGATATTGTTTGATTATGTACATCTTTGCGGACAAATCTTCGTCCATTATCACTTTTCCGTTTCGTGTCTCAAACAGTTCTTGCATGTTATCTCCTGTATCTTGTAATTGAGTTGCAAATGCTTTCTATCTCGTAAGTAGGTAGGGGTTTCTCACAAGCTATCTGATTTACACGCATTAATTCATCGAATATCTGTTTTTTCGTGTAACCGATGGTATGCATGTTCCCGGCAAGGGAGGTTAAAGATATATTTCTTCCACCCTCACCGATAGGGGGGTATGTTGGACGAATCTTGAACCTGTGCCCATCGAATGGATTTCCCCAAACTGGGTTATAAATCCGTTTTCCGAAAACAGGCTCTTTTGATTTTTCCCTCATATTTTTGAAATACTTACCCAAAACATAATTTATAGCGTCTTGGTCATGGGTGATTTCATCGTAAATTACGGTGTCACCTGTCATGATGAAGTATCTCGACTTCTTATATATCTCAACCCCCGACAGGTTGTTCTTACCAAGGAACGGTAAGTCACCTTTAAGCACAATGTGAAACCCTCTACCACTTCTCGATTTTTCGGTGTAGCTGCGACAGCGACCGATTATATCCACCGCTGTATCGCTCAGAAAACCGTCACTGTCGTAGCCATCATCAATGTCAATCCCAACATACCCGTTGTCGTTAAAAACGAAACCTACGTTGTTATAGGCTCCCTCTCTAACAGATTCAGAAGCTGTTTCGAAATCCGACCATGTCTTAGGGTTCGTGCTTGAAGCAGCCGACATTTCCCACGATCTCATAGGAACTTTACTGTCAGCCGTGGTACAAACCCACTGGTTTAATCTTTTCAGTTCTGTTGGTATGTTTTCGACATTCATTAAATCAATCCTCTCGCAATCGCAACATTCTTTTCCAGTCGTTTTACAATCGACCACAGCAGTACACGGTCAGTATTGGTGTCGTGTGAAACTTTGTTCACCGCCTCCGCAATGTTCATACTTTCCTGTTTATAGATAGCCACTGCGAGCTTCTGAACCCTCGGACTGTGGAGCGAAAAAGCGTCCTCACAGGCTTCCCAGTTCAGCCGGTCTACATCGGTACGAAAAACCGAAGGTTTCTCGTACCGAGCGTAGAATCTCAAACAATGGCGAACGTACTCGGAATAAAATCTACTTCCCATTGTTCTTTTTAACTTCTTTCTTAGGTTCTTCCGCAATCTCGAAATAATATCTGAGACTGTCGGTTTCTTCGAAACAAGCGTATCCTTCGATATCGGATTCAACTTGTTTGCAACTGTGAATGATATCGGCTGCTGTAACAGGTGATACAACCATCATTGCCGTGTCGGTGCCTGTCACATACAGCACCGGGATAAGTCCGTCTTTGTTGATTACCGGTTTGAAATTCATTCGATACCTCCTTAGTCAAGTAAACCATCTAAATCAAGTGAGTTGCCTTTTGTTTCTACAGGTGCTCCTAGTGTCATAGCACGTTCGGTCGGTTCTACATCGAATCCATCTGCCGTGGAGTAATCCTTCAGATTTGCGAATGTGTTGAACTTACCGGGGTTCTTTCTACTCTCCACCTCGTTATGAACAACCATTGCTCTAATGTAATGGTTCACCAGCTCCATCGGGTCGATATCATCTGAATCGAAATCTCCTG